ATGCCAACAAATCAGCTCACAAACGCACGGTGCGCCGGCATCAAGCCGACCGACAAGGCGCAGAAACTTTTCGACGGCGGGTCGCTTTTTCTCTACGTTTCCACAAAAGGCGCCAAGGTGTGGCGCCTAGCCTACAGGGTCAACGGAAAACCTCAGACCCTGGTGATAGGCCCATACCCTGCCGTGAGCTTGCAGGAGGCACGCCAGAAGCGCGATGAGGCCAAGGCGGTACTCAGGGCAGGGCAGGACCCGAACGCGGCGCGCAAGGCTTCGCACAACGCCGTCACGCTGGACGAGGCCCACACCGCCTACTGGTCCGGACGCAAAGACCTGTCAACCTCCTACCTTGAGAACGAGCGCAGGGCCTTCGAGATGCACGTTCAGCCGATGCTGGGCGCCCGGATCATGAAGGACATCACCCGGGCCGACGTGCTGGCCACGCTGAACACCTTGGATGCCCGCGGAAAGCACGACTACGTGCGCAAGGTCAGGATGTGGCTGGCGCAGCTGTGGGACTGGGCCATCGAGCAAGGCCATGCCACGGAGAACCCACCGCGCAGCATCAAGCCTGAACGCGCCTTCGGGAAAAAGCAGGTGGAGCACTTCGCCGCGCTTGAATTGCGCGAGGTGCCTGCCTTCATGGATCGCCTGGCCATCGAGGGCGAGCTTCAATCCGTCCTGGCGCTGCGCCTGCTGGCCCTGACGTGGGTCCGCACAAACGAACTCAGGTTCATGCGCTGGGATGAAATCGACGGCGACACATGGCTAATCCCGGCCGGCAAGATGAAGCGGCGCCGGGAGCATGTGGTTCCGCTGTCCAGGGCTGCGCAGGATCTGCTGAAGGTGCTCAAGCCGCGCGCCGGCTCAAGCGTCTACGTGCTGCCCGCCGAGCACCGACCGGATCGACCGATCAGCGAGAACGCGATACTGGCATTGTTGGCGAGGATGGGCTACAAGGGGCGCATGACAGGGCACGGGGTCCGAACAATCGCCAGTACTTGGGCGCATGAACACGGCTACCTGTCGGATGCCGTGGAATTTCAGCTATCGCATGTGCCGGAAAACAAGGTCAAGTCAGCCTACAACCGAGCCACACATCTACCTCTCAGGCGGAAGATGATGGAAGACTTTTCGGCGTGGCTCAACACCAAACTGACAGATGCACAGGACACTTCAGGCCGGTGATCTAATAGATGGCCTGCAGCGCGAGCCAGTTGTCAAGCGAGAAGGTTCCAGCTTCGTCCATGCGTTCTGCCAATGTAGCGGAGATGCCTCGAAGTTTCATCTGTTCAACTGAAATTGCAGTCAAAGCGTCTCGCGCTTCCTGCATCAGCGGCATCACCATTTGCAACTTCGCCAGCATGTAATTCGGCGGTAGTTGTTCGTGTTTCGGCGCGGCGCACCTCCTGCAAAGACCTGCCGCGTCCATGAGTTTCTCTACTTCGCTCGGCTGGGTGACGGATTTGATCGCTTCAATTGCATCATCAATCGTCTGTAGGTCTTCCTTTGGAAGACGGCCAGCGCCAATGATCCTGACGTTTAGCAGCCGACATATCAGCGAGTCGTCCATGCGTGGGATGGCGTTCATAAGCTCTCTCCTAAAAACATCTCCACGCAGCGTTTGCACAGGATCAGTCCACGCATCGCCGGCCGTCCGCAGTGTTCGCATTTCATTCGTAATCCTTAGTTGTCCGCAGTGCAGACCGTCACAGCCTTAGCGGCTCCGTTTGTTTCAATCAGCAGGCCGCACACCTGTTCATCAGTTTCTGTGTCGCAGTTGTAGGCGTACACCGTCGCATCCTGTGGCGCCTGTTTCAGGGCTTCAATTAGGTCCTTGACTGTCATCGTGTTTCCTATCCGGGCATCATCCCAACTATTAAATCGAACCGACGCCGAGGCGAGGTTCATCGGTGGCGCTCATACCTTCACCCCATGCGCAACCAGGGTGGACCGCTTCCACCCCGAGGTCTTGCGTGACAGCGCCACATCGTAGGGCGGCAGCTTCTTGGCGTTGTACATCTTGCGCACGGTGTCGCTGCACACATGGAGCATCTTCGGCAGATCGCCGCGCTTGATGATCTCGTTTGGGTCTTGTTCGGTGGTCATGATTCAGCTTTCTCGCAATGCCCTGCGGGCATGATCTTCCGCAGCTCGTCGTGGATGCTCGTCGCGCACTGGTGGCAGATGTGGTGCTCGCACTCGCTGGGGCGCTTTAACACAGAATCTCCGCCCGCAACGAAGTGAACGCCGAAGCCTTCTTTCGCTGCGAATCCACCAGGCTTGATGGTGTCGCGGCACAGGTTGCATTTGAAGGTTCGCTCGGTTGTCATGGCGCATCCTTTCCGTGTGCTGGGTGGTCCAAGCAATCAATCCACTCTCTGACCTTTGCGTTGTCTAGGCACAACCCTCGCTTCGCGGAGAAAGCCCGGATTGCGTCCACTGCTGGCGCCGCGTCGTCTGACGCTGAAAACACGATCTGATCTTTTTGAGATGTCAAAAAACCCAGGAAATCGAATAGTGCGCCTGAGACAACGGAGTGCGCCACAGGCTCACCCGCAGGCTGCGCAAGCTGTCGCTCCAGTTCGGCGATGCGTGCCAACAGCGGGGCTTCTGCTGCAGCTTCGATGGCGCGTGCATATACCCGGTACGCAGGGTATAAGTACCTTGCGCTGACTCCCCATTGTTCGTACGTGATGGCGTCAATTTTCTTGTCGGTCAGCATGTCAATCTCCTTTGCTGCCGTGGGCACTCAGCCTTGATTCAATAGCGCTGCGCTCTTGGAAGTACGGTTTTAGTGATGCTGCCGCATGTGCCAACTCATCCACCAGTTCCATAATTTCCGCGATCTGCTCATCGCTCAGTGGTCGCGCAATGGGCGCGGCTTGCTGCGCGGCTTGTGGCGCCTGCCGCGAGTTGCACTCAGCACACGGCTGATCGACAAAGTGCCGGAAGGTCTGGCACGTTACGCCGTGGGCCTCGTAGGATTCAACGACCTTTAGCAGATCGAAGTAACGAGAGGCCAAGACAGCGTTCGTCTCGTTGACGGAATCGGTTGCATCTCCTGCCTGCACTGGCTGCGGCTGGGGGGATGCTGCGATCAGTGCGTGCTCAGCCAAATATGCAAGCTGCCTGTACTCGTGTAACGTGAGTGGCGGGAAGATGCCAGCATCTACGGAGCGGCGGATCATAGAAATTGTTGCCGCTGTTATCTGTCCCATGATCAACCCTCCCTGGCAGTTGTGAACGCCGGGATGTTGTCGCGCGGCACCTTTGCTTGCAGTTTCTCGATGTGTGCAGCCTGAGCCGCAACTAGTGTTTGGTAGTCACCAACGCCATAGAAGCGAAGCAGTTGGCCGTCAGGCATCGTGGACGCTCCAAGCTCTTCGTATGCAGCGTCAAAGGTACTGATTTCGTGAGACCAGTAATCCATGTCGGCAACGGTGGTAGTTGCGGCCTTGCAGCGCACCAACGCCCTTCTCCACGCTTCTTTGTGCGACAAGAAGTCGGTGGGTACACAGCTCTGTGCTTTCGCATTCGGCACCGCTGGCGTGTTTGCTTCAATAGCCGCGCGGGCGTTCCATGCTTCCCATGCGCCTTGGGTGCAAAGTCTTGTGTAGGCCCCGTTTTCAGGGTCCATTGACGACCAATATTGAGTTGGAAGCCACGCTTCAAACGCCTCGCGCTCTTTCAGGTTGTCGCTCATGGTGTTTTTCCTTTCAGGGATTCAATGGCGGCAACGCAGATGTCACACGCCTTGTTGTACCCAGCTTCATATTCGCCTTCTGGCTCTCTGAATCCTTCGCCATCAACGGCCTGCTTCGCCTCTTCAAGCGCATCAATCCGCGCCTGCTTTACCGCTTCCTTGAGTGACGCATCAATTTCGGCGTCAAGCTGCCCGCCGTGTGTTAGTCCGTTCAGCACCATGGCTTGCACAGCGAGGTTCGTTACGCGGGCGTTAAGTTCATCAATCTGGTCTTGCTCGTACAGGTCTTCGACGTCGATAGTTGTCAGCACGCGGCTGCAGTCATCAAGCGCTCGGCACGCCAGCTTTGAAAACTCCTGCAATTGGATTTTCTGCTCACGAAGCGTCTGCAGTTCATCAAGCAGGGCGAGGATGGCGGATGGGTTTGTGGAAGCTATCCACTCAGCTTCTTTCTGAGCCATGCCGTCGCTGCTGCTGTAGTAGCACTGCGTAATGGTCCGCCCAGTAGCAACCACTCGGAATCGAACCCGGTCAAGCGGGTCACCTTTTACTGGATCGCCGTCCCAGTGCCAAGGCCCCGGCGTTGCAGCCTCCGCCAGCTCGCGCAGCTTCTGTTCGTCAATCATTGTTGCTCTCCTTGAAAATTTGTTTTGCACATGTATCTGATCTCATGCTGCGTATTCCTGTTCGGCGCCATCGCAGAACAATCCGCACGCTGGCAGCGGTTCTCCGCGATGCGCTTTGCCTTCTGGCAACTGACGAAGTGGAAAGCGTTGTCCTTTGAGTGGCCCTGAACGGTGGCGCAGGATGTATGCGCCTTCACCATGCAGTGCGGCAACCTTGTCTTCGGCCTGGGCCAGCCGCTCGAACTGCGCCGGGAAGTCTTCTCGCACAGCTCGGAAATAGCCAAGACCACCTTTCACGCACCCGATGCAGTTGGCGTTGTCGTAGCCAAGCAGGTACATCTCTGGCAGCTTGATCCCGGCGCGCTCGACCATCGCCTTGCAGTCCTGTTTTGTCAGCCCGCGAGCAATCAGCGGGGCAATAATCTTGCGGTCTGGCCAGGCTTCCAGCCAATCGGTGTAGCGGTCCTCTTCCTCGGCGGTGTATCCAAGAACCAGCGTGTCGCCAGGCTGCTCAAACGTCCGCAGCAGGCCGCGCTTAATGCGTGTGGTACATGCAGCGCCGTACTGCCCCTTGATGTAGCCCACCGTTTCAAAAACCTTGATCGCGCTTGCGTCGTACTTGGTGTCCCTCAGGTTGGTGATTGACTTACCAAACCAGCGCTCGCAGTCATCCGCAAAGCGCCGGTTGTCTGGGTGCTCTTCTTCAATGTAGGCATTCAAGATCACACACCTGTCCAGTCCGTGTACCGACAGGGAAAGTTTCGTGGCTACAGCAGAAGCAGCGCCGCACGAGAACTGGCAAACGATGCGGCTCATGGTTGCTCTCCTTGTGCTTTGGCAATCGCTGCGCGGGCTGCTGCGATGAACTCGCTGTGAACCATCGTTGCTGACGGTGACCAGTAAGAGACATTGTTGCCCGGGCTCTTTGGAGCGTACTTCTCTGGGCCATTCGCGTTTTCGTCCCTGTCCGCAACAATCGCTTTCAGCGCCTCCAGCAGTTCCGCATTGATTGCAGACAGGCGGTACTGCTCTGGTGCGTGGAAGCTCATTGCGCACCGCCTTTCTTCTCGGCTTCCCACTGCTTGCGGCGCGCGCCAAGGTCGTGGGCACCGAAGCCGACGAACACGACCCAGCGAGAGACAAGCAGGATGCCGATCAAGGCTGGCCAGGACTTGACCTCAAGGCCGAAGCCGTAGACGAAACCCACGATGGCGGTTGCCATGTCCACGGCCCAGAAGGCGTAGTGGCGAAGCGCTGGCATCAGCAGGCCGGGCTTCTTGTTGTCGTTGGTCGTACTCATGCTTCACCGCCTTTCTTGAGGGCTTCATCAATGGCAGAGCGCAAGGCCAGAAGCTGGTCGCGTCCTACTACAGTCACACTGGATGCAGGGGTGTAGGTGCCCTCGTCGGTGTCGCTGCTTTCCATCACAACGACCATCGGTGCGTGCTTGATGGCATCGCGCGGACGGCGCCAAGACGCCACCCTGCCGACGCAATCAAGTGGAACTGCTCCAAACTCAAAATAGACGTTCATTCCACAGCCTCCACAGCGCAAGCAGCCAGGACGTGCGCGCTGATGGCCCTGCAGATCGCAGGCAGATCGCATTCCCTGTAAAACCGCGAAGCCTTCACCTGCTCGACCGGATCAAAGCCCAGCGCTGACAGGCCGGCGACGTTGATGCTGACCGGGGCGATTGCTGCGTTGAGCTGGGTCAGGGTGAGGCGGGCGCCGTCGTCTTCTGGCGTACCGATGTCCGGCTTCGATGCGAGGTCAACGCCGAACGATATTGGCCTGTAGCCACGCGACACGACCGCAGCCGTTGCCATCTTGTCGATGGTGGTGTTCAGCGTGTCCTGAACTGCTGGAGACTGAATGGCGTAGGCCAGCGCATCGGCGCCTTGCTGGCTGATTTCGGCCTGCTCTTCACGGATGCGCGCAGCGCTCACAGCTTCGGCCTGCTCACGGGCGATGCGGTCAGCCTCAACCTGCACAGCATTGGCACGCTCGCGCTCCAGCCGTCCAGCCTCTTCCTGCTCACGCTTGCGCGCCATTTCTTCCGCTGCCTCGCGGACCTTGCGCGCGGCCTCAGCCTCACGCTCCAGCCGCGCCGCTTCCTCTGCCCGGATGCGCTCGCGTTGCGCTTCTTCTGCGGCCTTGGCGACGGCAACTCGCTGAGCGATCACTGCGGCGAAGTCGTCCGTTGCCTTGACCACCAGCGTTGCCAGATCAGGAGGGATTCCAATCCCAGCATCGCGCAGGGCTGCGAGGTTGGAATGGATGCGGTTCGCGATGTCGTTGGCCGCGATCTTGACCCGGGCCAGCTCAGTGTCCACCGCGTTCGTGATGCTGTCGATGGTCCGCAAGCCCTTGATCGCGCCGCCGAAGTCATCCGGCACCTGGGGCATGTAGTTGGCAGGCATGGCCGCGTTCAGCTCGCGGATGTGCTTCGCCATGGCGGCAACACCGCTGGCCACGATGTCGGCCTTCATGGATTCCTTGCGTGCCTTCACCAGCTTGTCCAAGTCCAGGCGAACGCGGCGCGCTTCGGCGCTGATTTCGTCCATGGTGCGGAACAGGGCATCGATGCTGGCCGTCTGGCTCAGTGCATGGTCCTTCGCGGCCTTGATGCGGTCCTCGATGTCGCTGCACCACTTCACAGCCTTCTCGGCATCGGCAAAGTGAACATCGGTGGTCAGCTCGCGGTTGACCGAGCGGATCGCGCCCAGCGCTGTTTCCTTGAACTCATCCAAGTTGCTGGCCGACACGCCGCCTTGAATGACGATGTGCAGTGCGGGCAGGGTTTCCGGGGCCTTGCCGGTGGGCTTGACTTCGGCGGCTGTTGGTGTGAACTCGATCAGGTCTTTGGCGAACTGTTTCCATCCCGCGATCAGCGCGGCGCGGCGCTCAGGCTTGCTGGTGTACCAGCACTGTGCCCACTTACCCGGTGTGCCATCGCTGGTGACAAACAGGATTCGCTGTCCACCTGAAACCAGAAGCTGCTGTTCAAGCTGCCAGACGTAGTACAGCGGCGGCTCGCCGACCTGTGCAATGTGACTGGCGATTTCTTCGGAGTACAGCTTGTGTTCGTAGCCAATGGAATAGTCCATCGTGAGTCCATCGAAGCTCGCCAGAAGCGGCAGGCCTTCGACCTCAAGCGATCCGACAACTGGATAGAGGTCTTCACCGATTTCGACCTCGGCAAGAGGTCGCGCAGCGGATTCCGTGGCGTGCCCTGGCGCAAAGACGCGGACTTCCACAAAGTCGCTCACGTCGGCAACGATGCCGGTCTTCGTCTCGCGCAGCAGTTCGTTGCGCTGCTTGGTCGGGTGACAGCCCTTCATTGCGGCAGCGTTGCTGGCCGTGTAGTAGCGGCTGCGCAGTGCGGCCCATTCCGGGCTTCCTTGGATTTCTGAGTGCAGGTGCATGGTGTTCTCCGGTGTGTGGTTCAGTGGGCTGTGGTCTTGACGAACTTGTCGGCTTGGCCTTCCATGCCTTTGAGTTGGGCCTCAATGAAGCCTTTGGCATATTCGGTTCCGAAGCTTCCCCAAAGCGCGCTCCAAAAAACCAGCAGAACAGCCGTCATGTGGTCTTCCATCTGATCCTTGTTGGCTTTCGGAATCTGCTCAAGCACGCCCATGGCGAACTTGATTGCGGTGTCATCGTTGTGCGCCATCACTCAGCCCTCCAGCCCAGCCAGGAACTCGGCGTGCGCTTCCTGTTCCGCAGCGCTCATGGCCGGTTCAGCGGGCACCTCGTTCTTGATCGGCGCATCGGTCACGTCCTGCGGCTTCGCCAGATCGCGGATTCCCTGCTTCTGGGCTTCGGACAGCACTCCCTTGGTGCCCACCATGGCGATCAGTTCGTCGGGCGTCTTGCGGCCAGACTTCACGATGCCCGCCCACTGCGGCAGGTTCTTGGTGAAGTCGGCGGCGGAGTAGGGCTGCAGTTCTGCGCGTGCCTGCGGCTGGGGCTCGTTTTGCTGATCCTTCCCATGCCGCATCAAGTGGTCTCGCAGCGCCTCGTCCATGTCCTCAAGGTCCTGGCCGAACATGTCACCGCAGGCCGTCACGTTGATGGTCATGGCGATCTTGGCGCGCTTGTTCGCCATCTTGAGAATGGTGTTGGCCAGGTCGGCGGGCTCGGTGCGTACCTGCTTGGTCTTGTACTTGCCCGACTTGATGCGGCGCATGTTCGCCGGGGTGGCGTCGAATTCCTCGTCCCAGGCCTTGCGCCATTTGTATTTCTCTTCACCGCTGGACGCCTCGCCCATGCCGGTGCCGAGAACAACACCGTTCACCTGATGCACGCCGGTGCATGTCACGCGGTAACGCACCGTGTCGGCAGTCGAAAGGTCCTCGACTTGATAGGTGTCGGCCACGCGGAAGGCCATGCACAGCACCTCGGCGCCCTGCTTGTACAGCGTGGGTTTGTCGGTGCCCGGGATGATCCCGTAATGCACGTCGGGCTTCATCACCGCGCGCATCACCTCTTGAACAAGCGCGACGTGGCTGATGATGTCGGCGACGGCCATGCGGCCAGATGCCTGCGCCAGCGCGCCGGCTTGTTTTGTTTGAATCTCGTTGCTCATGTGGTTCTCTTGTGTGGTTGGTCAGGCGAACATCGCCAGGCTGTCTGTGTCGCTGTCGTAGCGAACGCCGCAGCGAATCAGTGTCAGGATGTCTTCTTCCGTCGCCACTGCGGCCAACTTTTCACAATCGGCGTCTAGGAAAAACTCGTCGTGTTCCGCTGCGCAAACCATGTCTCTGCCTTTGTTCGGCAACAGTTTGTCCAGCAGCAAGAACGCGCAAAGGTCAGGCCTGTTGTGCATCGGCTTTTCAACCATCTTGAAATTCAGGTACTCGTCTTCGTGGCGTTCAAATGCTTCTTGCAAGTCCATGGCAGTTCTCACTGTGAAACGTAGAAAGTGCAGGCCAGCGCCAGCATTGCGGCGATGACCAGCGCGGCGGTCTTGAGCGCAGAGCCCTGGCGGACAACGGACTTGACGGGCTCGATCATTTCGATGGGCAGATCGCACTTGAGCTGCGAGTCGAGAAACGGGACGTCGATTACGGGCAGACTCACCATGGCGTCAAGGCCGGGATGCGCGGGGCACAGGTGGTCAAAGCAATCCGGGTCACGAGCGCAGACGCCGAAGCCGCATTCGGACACCGCTTTCTTGTCGATGAGTCGCGCGGCGCTTGCCGAGCCTTCGTTGATGCTGCGCTTGTGCTGGCCAACCGAACGGTTGATCCATTCGGTCACGTCTTTCATAGCGGGGTCGGTGTTGGTGCTCATGGTTTCAGGTTGTCCAGTTGGTCGGAGAGGTTGCACAGGTGCAGGATGATTTCCGGAACATCTGCATGGCCTGGGTCGATCTGCGTCAAGGCCAGCTCGTACCACCAGATGCGGGCGCGGATCAGGTATTCGGTGAACAGGGTCAGGAGTGGCATCAGGCCCCCGGCAATTTGGTAAGCAGCATCGCCAGCGTTGACAGCGCGCAAGCGGCCATGACTAAGTAGTCGGCGCGGGTCATGCTGAAACCCCGGTGGCTTTTGCAATGGCGGCGCGGGCATACTCGAATGCCTCACGCAATCCCCAGTTCTCCACACAGTCATTGCATGGTGGCGAAATGTGGCACCGGCAGTCAGGTGCTGGAGGATCAATGCTGCGCTCGACCATCATTTCAAGAGCCGCCAAAAGACTGGGCGCCGCTGCGATCAGGTGAGCATCAGGCATGTCGCACTGATCTTGGCCTTCAATCTTCCGTTCGATCACGGCAACACCGGGTTCGATGAAGATGTATTGGTCTGACTTTTCGCCAGACGCATAAAGCTCGCTGATGGTCCACGGACCCGGTGTGTGCTGCGCGTTCATCACGCCACCTCACTGTTGTGAAAAGCGAAGCAGCGGCCCATGCGCTCAACCAACCCGCGAGCCTGAGACGGTGCATTCACCAAGTCAGCGCCAAAAGCCACATTCAGCAGAAGCTGCATGGCCTCTGCCATCACCGGGCCGTTGGTGTAGTCCAGTGCTTCTGTCATGACTTCCGTCAGGGTCTGCTGGCGCTGCGGGAGGTTCTTTTCATCCCAGCGCATTCCGAGTTGCTGGCGGCGCTCGTTGTCGATCACCAGCGGCGCCCACGGTGCCAGTGCGTTGGCATCGCAAGCCATCGCGGCGCGGTTGAATCCGGCCAGCATGTCGGCGTAGCTCGACGGCTCTTGGGTTGCGGTGGCATCCATGCAGGCGGGGCCTGAGTCGATGCGTTCGATGTTGAGTTCCATGCTTCGCTCCACTTGGTTGACCGCTGTTCGTTGCGGCATGGAGAGAATTTACCCGCAGGTAATCCATGTGTCAATACCTACGGGTAAACTTTTTTCAGGTGGACGAAAAAAAACCCGCGCGAGGCGGGCTTCATGAGGCGGTGCATAGACCTCAGTTTTTGAGCGGCTTCGTTTCGGCCTTGACCTTGCGAGAAAGCAGGACGATCTGGGCAGCAGATTCACTGCCATAAGACCTGACTTCTTTTTTCAGCTTTGACTTGATTGATGGAATCGCCCAAAGTGTGTCAGCCACGGCCCCCCACTCGGCTTCGCACATAGGGGCAATGACCGTTGCCACATCTGACACGGAAGACACCCCGTCATCTAACGCGAGCGCTCTGTCTATCAGGCAGTCACGCCAGCGATCCTTAGCTTCTTTTCTGGATTTTTCGCCTGGGTCTGGTATTCCCATGCTGGTGAGGCAGGCGCTGCTGTCAGCGAAAGGGATGTTTTTCGGATCTGGAACTTGTCTGTCGATGATGCACCTTGCGTAGACGGTGGCGTCATCCAAAGTTGCCCCCGCTTGTGGTGCTGCCACTACTGGCGAAAGGATCAGAAGGCCGACTGCCATTGATTTCATGCGAGATACGAAATGCGTCATTGGATGCCCTTAAAACTGCTCGCTTTTCCAGACCGTGAGCACCTTGCCAAGAACCTCGAAGTCCATCGTCTTCTGGTCAATGTCGAACGGATCGTAGTCGGGATTTTTTGACTTGGCACGCAGCACCAGGCCTGCCGCAGTCGGGATACGCTGCAGGGCCTTGATGAACCCATGGTCGCCAACCCTGAAGAAATAGACGGCATCGGTCTCAACAACATTGACGCCACGGTCAACCAGCAGGGGGTCTCCAGGGTTGAACATCGGGCGCATCGAAGGACCGAAGCCGGTCACGATGCACAGGTTTTCGATTGAAGAGTAGCTGCGCACGTTGTGCCGAACCCACTCGCGGTCCACGCGCCACCCTTTGATGACTCCCGGCTGGTCGTCAAGCAGCAGACGCCCGCCACCCATGCCACCCCCGGCGTCGAACTGTCGAATCTCCACGTCTTCTGTCTCGATCTTTAAAGCGGTTGCTTGGACTGCTGGTGGCCGGTGCAGTTGGTGCAGGTTGGTCTGGATCTCGTCCATCCATCCCTCGTACCTCTTGGCCCCTCTCTCAAAGTTTCGGGCCGTCTTCTCGCCGATGGCTTTGTACCCGTCGTCGCCAGGCTCTTTCAGGTTTCTGCTGATGTAGCTGGCGGCAACACCAGACGCGCGCGATAGCTCGGCCTGCGTCATCCCCTTGAGGATTTCGCGGAGCTTGTCTCTTCGGCGGTCGAAAACGTCCATGCCAAAGAAGGTACCAGAGGGTAATTTACCGCAGGGTATTGACTTTAGATTACCCACGGGTAAACTCCACGGTATGGACTTCAAAACTTACTTCACCGGCCTGCCCATCGCTGAGCGCGAATCTTTTGCCCAACAGGCGGGGACAAGCCGGGGCTACTGCAACCAGGTGGCCTATGCGAACAAGCAGATCGAACTCGGCATGGCCGATGTTTTCGTGGCTGTCTCCGGCGGCATCTTGGATCTGGACAACCTGCCCCTGACTGACCGAGCCGCAGCGCAGCGAATCATTCGGGAGCGTGTTGCAGAACCCGCACCCGCTGGCATCACAGCCGAGGCAAGCCCCGTAGAGCAAGGGGCCTGACCAATGAGCCTCCCCCTCATAGACCTTCGCGCCAAGGTCACGCCAGAGGCTGACGCGGTTCTTGAAGCCATCCAGCGTTCGACTGGCAAAGACAAGTCCGAAGTTGTCCGCGACGTGCTTCACAAGTGGGCTGTTTCCGAGATTCATGCAGCCAGTGTGCTGCAGCAGATTCTGAAACGCGAGGGACTCGTCGGCGCGGATCAGGGAACCGTAGGGAGTAAGGCATGAACTCCGAATTTCTGGCGCGCGCTGCCCGCTTTCTTGTCCACGTTTTCCGCATGCGATCGATCCGCCTGGCGCTGTGGGTTGACGCTTTCGAGAACCACAAACCTCATCACGGCAAATGAACTACACCCAGCACCCACTGAGCGCGGCCTTCCCGGCCATGAGCTCCGACGACTTTCAAGCGCTCAAGGCCGATATACAAGCCAACGGCCAGCGCGAACCGATCATTGTTCATGATGGCATGGTGCTTGACGGATGGCATCGGTATAGCGCATGCGTTGAGCTCGGTATCAAGCCACAGCAGTTCTCTTTCGATGCATCTGCCGACCCTGTGGCTTTTGTTCTGAGCAACAACCTGCACCGCCGTCACCTCACGGGATCGCAGCGCGCAGCTGCTGTTGTGGCCTGCTCCGAGTGGGCTCCGGCAAGCCGCCCGAAAAAGGAGGAAGTAACTTCCACCTTTTCCAAAAACGATGACATGGCGAAGGCTGCGGGCGTGACCACGCGCACGATCCGGGACGCAAAAGTTGCGCACAAAGCCGGGCTCACAGACATGGTTAAAGAGGGTGCTTTGTCTGTGGCTGAGGCCGCACAAGTCGCCCGTGGCACTGAGCCGAAGAAGCCCAAGCGAACCCTGAACCAGCCCGAGCAGGCGCCTGACGCTGGCGACGAACTGGCCGAAGCGCACCACGCAATCACCGACTTGGCCGCAGAGAACGAGCGCCTTTCGGATCGGCTGGCCGTTGAAGCAATGGATGCCAGCGAGGAAGAAAAAACCGCTGCATCGCAGACCATCGCCGAGCTCCGCGAGCGCGTGCGGTGCCTGGAAATCGAAGTCTCTGCACTCAAGGCATCGCGCGACACCTACATGCGCGAATCGAACGAGCGCATGAAGCAGATCAACTACTGGCGCAAGCAGGCGGAGAAGGCAGCAGCATGAGCCATTCAGACCTCCAACTTTTTGACTACCAAGAAGCCATCCTTGGCAAGCTGCGCGAGGGCTTCATGGGTGGCCACCGATCGCAGATGCTTGTCGCGCCCACGGGCGCAGGCAAGACCGAGATGGCGATGGAGTTGCTGGAGGCCGCAGCCATCAAGGGCAACCGCGCCGCGATGGTGCTGGATCGGATCGTGCTGTGCAACCAGACCAGCGAGCGCCTGGACAAGTACGGCATTGGACACGGGGTGCTGCAGTCTGGGCACTGGAGGTTCCGCCCGCAAGAACTGATTCAGGTGTGCAGCGCGCAGACGCTGGAGAAGCGCGGAAGTTTCCCAAACCTGAAATTGCTGATCGTGGACGAGGCGCACAACACGCGCCGTCAGACGGTCGAGTTCATCAACAACAACCCGCAAGTGAAGATCGTCGGCCTTTCGGCTACGCCATTCACCAAAGGCCTGGGCAGCATCTACAGCCATGTGGTTTCCGCGATCAGCACGGGCGAGCTCGTGGAGCGCGGTCGGCTTGCACCGCTGCGCGTGTTCATCGCCAAGGAAATCGACATGACCGGCGCCAAGAAGGTGGCCGGGGAGTGGTCATCAAAGGAAACCGAATCGCGCGGCATGCAGATCACTGGCGATGTCGTGTCGGAGTGGGTGAAGAAAACCCACGAAGTGTTCGGCGGTCCGCGCAAGACTGTTGTGTTCGCATCTGGCGTTGCTCATGCCGCTGACTTGGCGAAGCAGTTCGGCGAGGCAGGGTACAACTTCGTGAGTCTGTCCTACAAAGACGACGACGAGTTCAAGGCCGAGGCCATCCGGGACTTTTCCAAGCCCGACACGTCGATTCACGGGCTGATCGCCACGGACATTCTCACGAAGGGGTTCGACGTGCCCGACGTGATGATCGGCGTGAGCGCGCGACCGTTCTCGAAGTCGTTTGCCTCGCATGTCCAACAGATGGGCCGCGTGATGCGATCCAACCCCGGCAAAGAGTTTGCACTGTGGCTGTGCCACTCCGGCAACTACCTGCGCTTTGCTGAGGAGTGGGAGGACGTTTACACCAACGGCGTGAATGCGATTGACGAAGGCAAGGACAAGCCGCGCCGCGAGCTCACCAAAAACGAGAAGGAAGCCGCCAAGTGTCCGCGCTGCAGCGCCTTCTGGCCTGGCCGTTCGGACGTGTGCGCGTGCTGCGGGTTCATGCGTGCCAAGCGCTCGGAAATCGTCGTTAACCCTGGCGAGCTCCAAGAGCTCACGCCGGGCGGCAACGTGAAAGACCAGGCGATCAAGCAGCAGTGGTACAGCCAGCTTCTGGGTATTGCAAAGGAGCGCGGCTATTCCGATGGCTGGGTGTCGCACAAGTACCGCGAAAAGTTCACCGTGTGGCCGCGAAATGTTGAGCCTGTGCCAATGCCTGCCTCGCTTGAGGTGGCGCGCTGGGTCAAGAGCAGACAGATCGCCTGGGCGAAGTCTAGGAAGGCAGCATGAACTTTGTGCAGTTCTGCGGCGTGCATGGCGTCACATTGCGCCAACTTCCACCGGTTGGCCGCTGGGTTCGCGTGCCCACCGACGACAAGCCGCACAGCAAGAACGGCGCCGTGAAGTTCATGGGCGATGTGGGCTTTGTGCAGAACTGGGCGACTCAGACAGAGCCCGCCGTCTGGCGCGAGCAAGGTCAATCAACAGAGGCTGTGGCCCGCGTTCGGCAAATCGCCGACCAGGGCGCGCGGGAAGCCCGAGAGGCTGCACAGAAGGCCGCCAGCAGGGCGCAATACATCCTGTCCGAGTGTGAGCTCGCGCCGCATCCATATCTCGCGTCCAAGGGCTTCCCTGAAGACCTGGCGAACGTGTGGAACCGGGAGGCCGACAACGTGATGGTTATCCCCATGCGCTGCGGTGGGCAGATCGTCGGATGCCAGCTGATCAAGCCAGAGGGCGACAAGAAATTCTTGTACGGCCAGCGCTCAGGCGGCGCCGAGTTCGTCATGGGGCAGCGGGGCATTCATGTGCTTTGCGAGGGCTACGCGACCGCACTGTCGGCCCGTGCAGCCCTGAATAACCTGAAGACACCCTATGTGCTGCACACCACGTTCAGCGCCGGGAACATGAAAAAGATTGCTCAAGCCCTGCCAAGTGGCGTGGTGCTGGCGGACAACGACGCCAGCCGCACGGGTGAGCGCGTAGCGAAGGAGATCGGATGGCCGTACTGGATGAGCGATGTAGTGGGCGAGGACTTCAACGACGCGCACCAGCGCATGGGCGTGTTCAGCGTTGCGATGCAACTGAAAAAGGTGCTGCAGATGCGGTGAGCAGATCGCACACAGCACCGCGCCGGTTGGTCATCCCTTTGGCGGCGCGGGAAGAACCCCCTACCAAAGGAAAGACGCAGAAACAGGGGGAACGGTGGCGAAGCCAGAGCCGTTGCGTTGAACGTCTGGCGGGTCTACGTGGCTCCAGAGGGCAGTAGTGAAGGACTCAGCAGGATGGCTGGGTCCGTCCACCAAAGGGCAGATAGAGGAAAGAGATGAATTCTGTAGGTCTTCAAAAGAGTCAACCGGTGATCAAGCAATGCAAGAACTGCCAGCACATCAACCCGAAAGCGAACACCGCAATGGCGGCGCAGGGTTTTGCGCTGTGCAACCTTGGGCCGAAGTGGGAGTTTCACCCGCCGACCGGCTTGTGCAATCAATGAAAAGGGAAGTCGTGAGAAAGCGCGGAAAGATCGATGCCAACCAGACGGAAATCGTCAAGGCGCTGCGCCAGGCGGGCGCTACTGTGCAGAGCCTTGCGGCTGCTGGCGGTGGTGTTCCTGACTTGCTGGTGGGATTCCAGCGCAAGACGGTGCTGATCGAGATCAAGGATGGCAGCAAGAAGCCAAGCGCCCGCGAACTGACCACGGATCAGGTCGAGTGGCACCTGAACTGGCGCGGTGGCCCTTGCATGGTGGTCAACAGCGTTGGCGAGGCGCTGGCCGCAATCGGGATTGAGGTGCAGCCGTGAACTGCGTCCTCTGCAATCGCCGAATGCTGACAGCCGCCGTGCTGATTGGAGCCTATCCCGTAGGTCCGAAGTGCGCCCGCCGCGCTGGCCTCATGCCGCTGGCCGCAAGGCGCACGGGGTTGGTCAAGCCTGGGCCGATGTACCGCAATCACGCGACCCGGCAGGAAATCGCGCAGCTTGAGCTTTTCGAGGTGGCGGCATGAAAAAGACATTTGTACTCGCACACCAAACAGCACGATACAGCGCCGTGAAGGCCGTTCAAAGCGCGCCAGACGGTTACATGGTGCAAGTGTCGGAGCCAACCCGAACGCTTGAGCAGAACGCCGCGCAATGGCCGTACCTGCAAGGCTTCGCAGATCAGAAGCAGCTTTGCATCAACGGCTCAATGCAGCATGTGACGCCAGACGATTGGAAGGACGTTCTGACCGCCTGCTGGAACGGCGAAACGCGGATGGCTGCATTTGATGGGAAGGTCATCATGTTGCCGCAGTGCACCAGATCAATGCTGAAGTCGGTTTTCAGCGACTGGATGGAATATCTGGTTGCGATGGCTGCACAGAGTGGCGTTGAACCGGTCTACAAGTCCGAACGGATGGCCGCATGACCCGCGCCGAAATGATCCATAAGGGCAAGCTGGCCGAACTCGGTTGCCTGGCCTGCCTGCGCATCCACGGACCGCACGCACCCGGACCCGTTGAGTTGCACCACTACCGCGGCGGCGGCTGGGGCCGGGGCGATTTCAGGACGCTGGTGCCTTTGTGCCCAGACCACCATCGCGGCCCGCTCGGAATCCACGGCCTCGGAACCAAGGGATTCGACAAGCACTACCCATTCACCCAGCGCGACCTGCTGGACGACGCACTGAGATTGACAGCATGAGGATCGACCAACTCAACGACGAGCAGCGCGCTTTCGTGGAATCCATCTACGCACAGTGCACCGAAGAGGGCGACTGCATGATCTGGGAAGGCCGGGTCACGTCATCCGGCTACCCGCGAATCTGGGTCGACGGGAAGAACATGATGGTTCGCCGGTTGCTGGTGGAGCTCAAGATCGGCCGCCCGCTGGCCCGCGGGGAAATCGCCGCCAGCAAGTGCAAGGACCAGATGTGCCTCTGCTGGTCCCACGCCAAGGCCATGACGACGGCCGAGCGCCGCGCAGAAACCGGTGCAGATGGGGGGTACAGCTCGCACACCAAGGGCCTGCGGATTTCTATCAGTCACAGGAAAACCGCGAAGCTGGAAGGCGGGGAGGCATCGGCTGCTGCCATCCGCATGGACTCCAGGGCCAGCCATGTCGTCGGGCCGGACTACGGGATCAGCGCCAGCATGGTGCGCAAGATTCGCCGCGGTGAGGCATGGAAAGCTATTCAAAGCCCGTTCGCTGGCCTGGGAGCTCGCGCATGAGCTGCGAAGCCTGCACAACCGCCAGCCACAACCCGATCACCGGGCGCTTTCACGCTGGTTGCGATGACTGCGCTGCCAGGGCACTGGCCGGCGGGCGTGAGCTGTTCGATTGCCTGAAAAATAAGCAACGCACCCCCGAATACGACGCCGCGCTGACCAAGATGTTCGGCGAAGGCAACGAGGAAGCCGGCCATGCGCGTGTGCGCGAGTGGTCGAAGAAGATCAACCAGCACAAGAAAGGCAACTCATGACCTACCTCGCATTCACAGTCGGCCTGTTCGCGGGAGCCTGCCTCGGGGTGGCCGCCATGGCGCTGGCGCAGATCAACAGAACGAAGGACCGCTCATGAAGCAGGTATGGCCACTCCCCCCCAAAGCCCAGGAAGAGCTGCGCCAAGCCGCCGCCGTCCCCATCGACAAAGACCCAGACGCCCGGGTCAAGGCCATCGACCGCACCACAGACAAGCTCCGGGTGCTGTTCCCCGAGCATTTCCGCGACGAGGAGGACACCAATGGCAACCCCCCTGGTAGCAGTGAATGAGAGGGGCCGGCTTATCGGCCAGGACCACCCCAACACCCGGCACACCGACCGGGAGATCGGAATGGCCCGGCGCCTGAAGGCAGAAGGCTGGTCTCTCAAGCGGATCGCCGACGCCATGGACACCAAGAAGAGCACCGTAGCATCATGGCTTAGCGGCCGTCGTCGCAACCAAACCCCTAGTGAGTGGAAATATGGCCGAAAGTAAGAAGACCAGGCCGAAAGGCGTTCTCCACCCTGAAACGCCACTGACCAAGAGGCAGGAAGAGTTCTGCCGTCAGTACATGATCGACCTGAACGGAACCCAGGCGGCCATCCGTGCCGGCTACAGCAAGAAAGGTGCCCATGTCCAGGCTGCTCAATTATTGAGCAATCCTAAAGTGAGGTCATTCGCCAACACCCTGAAGACCGAGAGGGCTGAGCGCACCGAGATCACATCCGACCGGGTGCTGATGGAGATCGGCCGGCTGGCGTTCGCTGACATCCGCCGGGTGTTCACAGAGGATGGGAAGCTGCTGCCGGTGCACCTGCTGCCGTCTGAGGTTGCCGCATCGATCTCGGCCATCGAGGTGGTGACCAGCAAGGCGCCAGGTGGTGAGCCCGGGGACGTTGAGCACACAGCCAAGATCAAGTTCTGGGACAAGCGCGGGAGCCTGGAGCTTCTGGGCCGCCACCTGAAACTCTTCACCGACAAGATCGAGCTTGAAGTGGGCGACGAGCTGGCCACGCGCCTCAAGGAAGCGAGGGAGCGTGTCGCTAAGCAAGTACGAGGCTGAACTGATCGAGGAGGCCGCGCGGTACAGCCTGGACCCGCTGGGCTTCGTGCTCTTTGCCTTCCCGTGGGGATCTGGGGAGCTGACGAACTACGGAGAAGGCCCTGACGACTGGCAGCGCGGCGTGCTGGAGGACATCGGCAAAGCCCTGCGTGCTGGTGCATCGGTGCAGGATGCTGTGCAAATCGCTGTGGCATCCGGCCACGGCATCGGCAAGTCCGCCCTGGTGGCCTGGATCATCCTGTGGGCGATCACGACCTACGAGGGCACCAAGGGCGTGGTGACGGCCAACACCGAGAACCAGCTCAAGACCAAGACCTGGGCCGAGGTGGCAAAGTGGTATCGCCTGATGCTGTTCAGGCACTGGTTCACCCTGACTGCCACCGCGCTGTTCAGCGTCGACCCTGACCACGAAAAGACCTGGCGCATCGACATGGTGGCCTGGTCCGAGCGCAACACCGAGGCGTTCGCCGGCCTGCACAACCAGGGGTCACGCATTCTGCTGGTGTTCGATGAGGGCTCAGCCATCCCTGATCTGATCTGGGAAGTGTCCGAGGGCGCGCTGACCGACGAGAACACCCAGATCATCTGGGCCGTGTTCGGCAACCCGACGCGGAACATCGGGCGATTCAGGGAGTGCTTCGGCAAGTTCAAGCACCGTTGGATCGTCAGGCAGATCGACAGCCGCACGGCCAGAATGACCAACAAGCGCCAGTTGGCCAAGTGGGTCGAGGACTACGGCGAGGACAGCGACTTCGTGCGCGTGCGCGTTCGCGGCGTGTTCCCGGCCGCCGGCAGCAACGCCCTGTTCGGACCGGACGAGATCGAAGCGGCAATGGCCAGGGCGCCCTACAAGCAGGACATGCTGGAGCAGCATGCCGAGGTGCTGGGCGTGGACGTGGCTCGCCAGGGCGACGACGCCAGCGCTGTTGCCCGCCGCCGTGGCCCGCAGGCTTGGCCCATCAAGGAACTGCGCATTCCAGACACCACGCTGGTGGCCGCTCAGGTGGGCATCGTCATGGACGAGGTGGACCCGGATGCTGTGTTTGTGGACGCGACCGGCGGCTACGGCGTGGGCGTGGTGGATGCCATGCGCCAGGCCAACCGCAGCCCGGTGGAGGTCTACTTCAACGGCACGGCGCTGGACCGGCGCTACTTCAACAAGCGCAGCGAGATGTACTTCCTGCTGGCCAAGTGGGTGCGTGCTGGCGGTGCGCTGCCATACGACGAGGGCCTCAAGGAGGAACTGCTGGCCATGACCTACACGTTCCAGGGCGACAAGTTCCGGCTGGACAGCAAGGACGACATCAAGCTGATCCTCGGCCGCTCCCCAGACAAAGCCGACTCCCTGGCCCTGACCTTCGCCATGCCGGTAGCCCGCCGGCCACGGCTTCCCGGCGTGCTGCAGGGCGTCACGCAGCGCATCGACCATGACCCCTACGCCTGACCATGAACAACTTCACACAGATCAAGATGCCCAAGCTCGACACCGCGCTGGCATTGAACGACCTGGCCGCCAACAGCGACCTGTTCCAGCAGATCACCATCCGGCAGCTGTTCATCGGGTCCGACCACAAGGACACGGAAACCATCTACCTGCGTGGCCCGCGCGGGTTCACGCCTGAGCAGTACATGACGCCCGGAGAGTCGGTCAACTACAGCCAGAACATCAGCGCCCTCAACAGCGTGGCCGAGCTGATCGACGCATGCACCGACGCGCTGTCCGCTCAGGACCTCGGCCACGTCCTGGTGGTCAAGCTCAAAGCCGGCGGCGTGGTGACAGAGCACATCGACGAGGGCGCGTATGCCGACCACTACAAGCGCTTCCACCTGGTGTTGAGCACGAACGACGGCTGCACCATGAAATCAGGCGACGAGACCATGCACATGGCCGCCGGAAACCTGTACCTGTTCAACCACAAGCTGCCCCACAGCTTCACCAACGCTGGCGACACCGACCGCATCCACGTCATCTTCGACTGCATACCTGGGGTGCGCGTGAAGTAACAGCCGCCGGGGACACTCCCGGCCATGAACATCCGAGAGTCCAACGTCACCGAAATGCTCGAACTGGCGCCGTTGCTGTTCCGCGAGCACTGGGAAGAGATCGCGCGCAACAAGCAGCTGATGGTGCTGGACCCTCATGAGCCCTCGTATCGGGCCATCGAGGACGCCGGGCAGCTGATGATACTGGCAGCTTTCAAGGGCGATCAGCTGGTGGGCTACAGCGTCAACTTCCTGCTGACACACCCGCACTACGCCGGGCTGACCGTCTGCCAGAACGACATCGTCTATGTCCACCCCGACCACCGCAACGGTGGTTTCGGCATTCGGATGATGAAGATGACCGAGCAGGAGGGCAAGGCCCGAGGCGCTCAGATGATGCTCTGGCACGCCAAAGAGAACACCCCGTTGGCCGAAATCCTCCCACGGATGGGCTACGGGGTGCAGGACATCGTCTATTCGAAGGAGATCTGACATGGCAGTTTCAGCAGTGATCGGCGTGGCAACCGTGGTTGGAGCCGCCAGCGCGGAGAAGTCCAATCAGACCGCCAAGAAGGGCCAGCGCCAGGCCGCCAAGCAGTTCGATGAGCAGGCTGCTATGGAGAAGGACCGCATGGCCAAGGAGATGGAGCTGGCAAACGCCAGCCTGTCCCAGCAGCAGGCCGCCCTTGGCCAGCAGTGGGCCGCCCTCAGTGCCCAGAAGGATGCCGCAGCCAAGGCGCAGGCCCTGGCCGAGCGCAACGCGCGTGACGCCGACATCGCCAACAACAAGGCAACCCGCAAGGCCCCGAACATCGGCGCCATGCTGACCGGCAACGACAAGGCCGGGGCACTGGGCGCCGGTTCCACCCTCCTGACCGGTGCCGGTGGCGCCGCTCCTGGCACGCTGGGCAAGACCACGGCACTGGGGGCCTGACATGGCAGAGCCAGAAGGCACGCAGGCCATCGACCTGTTCCGGCAGCGTCACGCCACGCTCAAGACCGAGCGCTCGACGTGGGACGGCCAGTATCAGGAGATCGCGACCTACCTGAAGCCGCGTGCCGGGCGATTCAACATCGGCGAGCAGAATGACGGCAAGCGCAAGCCCGGCAAGATCATCGACTCTGCCGGGTCTCGAGCCCTTCGCACGCTGGGCGCTGGCCTGATGGGTGGGGCCACGAGCCCGGCCCGCCCGTGGTTCCGCCTGTCCACTCCAGACCCTGAGATGGCCGACTTCGGCGCCGTCAAGGCTTGGCTGCACGAGGTGCAGCGGGTGATGATGACGGTATTCCAGCGCTCCAACAGCTACCGCGCGCTGCACACCATGTACGAGGAGATCGGCGCGTTCGGCACCGGCTGCTCGGTGGTTGTCGAGGACTTCCAGGACGTGATCCGCCACCACTCGCTGACCATCGGTGAATACACCCTGGCGCAGGATGACCGCGGCGTGATCAACACCATGTACCGCGACATGGAGCGCACCGTTTCCCAGGTGGTGCAGCAGTTCGGCATGGCCAACGTGTCGCCCACGGTGAAGAACATGTACGACCGGGGCCTGCTGGGCTCGAAGGTGCACCTGATCCACCTGATCGAGCCTCGACTGGACCGCGACCACCGGCTGAAGGACAACCGGAACATGCCGTTTCGGTCCGCCTACTTCGAAGCCGGGTCCGACAACCAGCGCTTCCTGCTCGACAGCGGGTTCAAGACCTTCCCAGCCCTCACACCGCGCTGGACCACGACATCCGGAGACACCTACGGCGAGAGCCCGGCCATGGAGGCACTGGGCGACTTGAAGCAACTCTACCACCAGCAGCTGCGCAAGGGCCAGGGCATCGACTACAAGACCAACCCCCCGTTGCAGGTCCCGCTGGAGATGCAGAACCAGAAGCTGTCCATGCTCCCTGGCGGTGTGAGCTACGTCAACATGAACAGCCAGCACGGCCGGATTCAGACCGCGTTCGACGTGAACATCGACCTTAGCCACCTGCTGGAAGACATCCACGACGTGCGCGGGCGCATCGAGTCGGCCTTCTACAGCGACCTGTTCATGATGATCGCGAACAGCACGCGCACCAACATGACGGCTACCGAGGTGGCCGAGCGCCACGAAGAGAAGCTGTTGATGCTGGGACCGGTGCTGGAGCGCCTGCACAACGAGCTGCTGGACCCCATGATCGACATGACGTTCAACCGGCTGGCCGAGGTCGGTGCCTTGCCTCCACCTCCTCCAGAGCTGCAGGGCGTCGAGTTGCGCGTCGAGTACGTGTCCATGCTGGCCCAGGCTCAACGGGCGGTGTCAACCAACAGCATCGATCGGTTCGTCGGGAATCTGGGCCAGGTCGCCATGATCAAGCCCGAGGTGCTCGACAAGTTCGACAGCGATCGATGGGCAGACGAGTACGCCGACATGCTGGGCATCGACCCGAACCTGATCATCCCGGGCGAGCAGGTGGCCGTGATCCGCCAGCAGCGTGCCGAGGCCATGGCCCAAGCCGAGCAATCCCAGCAGGAGCAGCAGCAGGCTGCAACGATGAAGGATGTGGCCCAGGCTGAAGCCGTGGCGCCGCAGAACGCAATGGCCATGTTCTCTGGCTACTGAGGAGACCCCAATGATCAACATGAAGCGCAAGCCGTCCAAGGTCAATGTGCTGGAGCCGCAGTGCTGCTCTCCCGACGAGAGCCCCTATCCCTACGGCCTGCACATCTCTCTGTCCACCGAGGAACTGGCCAAGCTCGGCATCAAGGACATGCCCGACGTTGGCACCGTGATGACGCTGCACGCCAAGGTGCTCGTGACCAGTTCCAGTGAGTCGAAGTACGAGGGCAAGCCAACGGCATACGACATGGGCCTGCAGATCACCGACATGGAGCTGTTCGCTCCCGGCAAGACCATCTACAGCTGATCGAGGAATTCAAAATGACAAAGCTCAAATCAGGCTCTCCGTTCGTCTACGACGACGCAACCGATGACATCGTCGGCATCCGTGATGCAGACGGGGGTGAGAAGTCGCTAGTGACGATGGGCACCACCGGCCTAGCAATCGGCGGGTCTGAGCCTACCCAAGCTCAGCGGGCGCAGATGCGGGATTCTTTGTCTGGCGGTAGCTCGATGAATGCTCTCAGGACAATGCTTCTGTCGAGAATGCCTGTCTCTTGGGATTTAATGGTTGGTGCTCCAACTATCACGCTTGGTGTAGCAAACGCGGCGTCTGCAATTTCAGGTGCTGTAAATATTGCAAAAGACTCAGCATTGATTCTTGAGTCAACGCGATGCGAGACGGGTGCAGCTTTTCCCAGCACCTTGTTCCGCCTTCCGGTAAATTACGACGCTCAGGCATCTGGTGTTGCTGCCGCATTTACCGCTGCAACGGTTGCATCTTGGACCATCATCACGGATGCTGTTCAAGTAGAGTTCAAGATAATGGGGCAAGGCTTTTCCAGCAATGGAAGGATTTGGGTTACTGAAAACGGAGTTCGAAAAATGGCCGGAATAGTACCAGCCGTTCCTTCCAATGGCAGTTCTTATTGGGTGCTTGTTGAATTTTCTGCTTCTGGTATGCGGGAAATAGAGGTTGAGCTTTCTGGCGGAAAATTTGGAGGCTGGAACATATCGTCCTCCGCGGTCATCGGTAAAAAAGAGCAAGTCGGCCCTTCTGTGATGATTTTGGGAGACTCATTCTCAGAGGGTAGCGGGTCCACTGCAGGCTATCACGACGGATGGGCTGCTAGGTTTTTGAGAATAATTGGCGCTACCAAGAAAACAGTTTCAGCCATAGGATCAACTGGTTATCTTGCCAATAACAATGGGTTGAAGAAAAGCCTACTGGAGCGGTACGAGCATGATGTTGTTGGGCTCCCGCACGACGTCATTATTCACACCAATGGATTGAACGTCACAGCAGTAGACCATACGGCAGCCGCAAGCGAAGTATTCGCCGGAATCAATGCTGGGATTCCGGGGTGTTTACAAATAGCATTCGGCCCGTTTCAGCCACATTCCCTTGATGTAGAGGCCCGGCGTGTTGCAATAGCAACTGCCGCCGCAGAGAACGGTGTTTTGTTTATTGACAATGTGACTGATATGGAGATCACAGGCACAGGGAGACTTGGTGCGCCAGCCGGAAACGGAAACTCAGATATTGTAATTAACCCAGACAATACACACCCAACCCCGTATGGTCACCAGCACATTGCCGAATGGCGCTTTCGTGCTTTGTGTAAAGCACTGTCTTTGTAAACACCAACCCCGATCCAGTCTGCACCGACACCCCAACAAGCCCGCACTGTGCGGGCTTTTTCATTTCCGGGTGAGCAAGCTTTCACCATAACGAACCCGCCTTGTGCGGGTTTTGTTCTTTCTGATCCAGCCTGCAGCAAGGCCCGTGCGCGTGACTCCATGACCCAGCAATAGAGTCACGGCCATGAGTGAGCACGACCCTACGGACTTCGAAGCGAATGAGCGTGAGCAGGTGCTTGAAAAGCGCCGCCTCAAGAACGCACAGATCGTCGAGCAGGACGACGTCAAGTGGCTCATGGGAAGCAAAAGGGGGCGCCGCATCGTCTGGCGGACTCTGGAGCGAACAGGGGTTTTCCGGCTGAGCTTCAACACCAATGCCATGCAAATGGCCTTCAACGAAGGCAACCGGAATGAAGGAAACGCGCTGCTGACCATGGTCAACGCGCACGCCCCTGACCTGTACATCGAGATGTTGAAGGAACACACAAATGGACCCGCAAGTGATGGACGCTCAAGCCAATGATGGCGTCACGTCTCCGGCCGCAACTCCCGCCGCTGCACCCGCTGCTCCCGCAGTAGCGCCCAGCGTCGACCAGAGCGGCCAACAGCAGGGGGCAACCCAGCCGGTTGTTGCAACGCCTCCGGCTCCGGCCGCACAGGCTCCTGCAGCACCGGCACCGGCAGTACCCGAGACCTACACGTTCAGCCTTCCCGACGAGGTGGTGCTGAGTGGTGAGGCTCTCGCGGCCTACGCCGATGTCGCCAAGGAACTGAAGCTGCCGCAAGACCAGGCTCAAACGATCCTGGCCAAGGTGGCGCCATCGATGCTCGCCCACCAGGCGGCTGAAGTGGCCAAGGTTCACGCGCAGTGGAGCGAGCAGTCGATCAACGACAGCGAGTTCGGCGGCGAGAACCTGGAGAAGAACCTGGGCGTTGCCAAGCGCGCGGTGGATGCCTTCGGCACGCCTGCACTCAATGACCTGCTGAACAAAACCGGCCTCGCGAGCAACCCGGAAATCATCCGCTTGCTCTACCGCGCCGGCAAGGCGATCAGCCCCGATGGCTTCACTCCTTCGAGTGGCTCCGGGCCTGCATCCCGACGTGACCCAGCCGAAGTCCTCTTCGGCACCCAAAGCTGAACCAACGCCATAACCCCATAGGAGATCAAAATGGCTGCACTCGAAAACAAGTTCCCCACCATGCTGGATGTCGCCCGCCGCCTTGACCCGGGTGGCAAGATCGACATCATCAGCGAGATCCTGACGCAGGAAAACCCCATCAACGAAGACATGGTCTACGTGGAAGGCAACCTGCCAACGGGCCACAAGTCGACCGTTCGCACCGGCATTCCTGCCCCCACCTGGCGCAAGCTGTACCAAGGCGTTCAGCCCGGCAAGTCGCGTACCGCTCAGGTTACCGACTCGTGCGGCATGCTGGAAGCCTACGCCGAGGTCGATGTGGCACTGGCCGACCTGAACGGCAACACCGCCGCGTTCCGCATGAGCGAAGACCGCGCCTTCATCGAAGGCATGGCCCAGGAGATGGCGTCCACCATCTTCTACGGCAACGAGGCCAGCAACGAAGCCGCCTTCACCGGCCTGGCTCCGCGATACAACTCGCTGTCCGCAGAGAACGCCGACAACATCATCAACCACGGTGGTGCAGACGCCGCCGGCAGCACCTCGGTGTGGCTGGTGCTGTGGGGAGACTCGACCGTTCACGGCATCTACCCCAAGGGGTCGAAAGCTGGTCTGTCCATGACCAACAAAGGGCAGATCACCATCGAGAACGTGGACGGTGCCGGTGGCCGCATGGAAGCCTATCGCACGCACTACCGGCAAGACGCCGGCCTGGTGCTGCGCGACTGGCGCTATGTCGTGCGCGTGGCCAACATCGACGTGTCGGCCCTGACCGTCGATGGCACCGCCGCTGACCGCGCGACCGCCCAGAAGGCGCTGATCAACTCCATGGTCGCTGCCACCGAGCGCATTCCGAACTACAGCCGTGGCCGCGCCGTCTGGTACGGCAACCGCACGATCCGCGAAGCGCTGCGCCTGGGCATCCTGGAAAAGGTCTCCAACAACCTGTCCTGGGAAACGGTCGAAGGCAAGCGCGTGATGACCTTCGACGACGTGCCGTTCAAGCGCACCGATGCGCTGCTGAACACCGAGGCCCGCGTCGTGTAATGCACACCCCCGGCTTCGGCTGGGGGGTCACAAACCCAACATAGGAGATCATCATGATCGTCGACAAATTCAATCAGTTCTGCGATGCCGTCGCTCTGAACACTGGCGCCGCGGCGTCCTACCTCATCGGTGACCAGATCGACCTCGGCACGGTGCCCGCCGACCTGGGCCACGCCGATCAGCTGTACCTGGTGATCAAGGTGACCACCGCGATCACGGCCGCTGCCACCGGCACCCTGTCGTTCACGCTCGCTTCGGATGCTGCTGCGGCCCTCACGCCGGCCAGTGCTTCGAAGCACCTGACGACTCCGGTGTTCGACGCTGCTGCCGGTATCGCTGCCAACACCATTCTGTACGCCGGCAAGCTGCCGTTCGCAGGCAATGTGCCCTACGAGCGCTACCTCGGCATCCTGCAGAACACGGGCGTGGCCGCCATCACTGCGGGTGCTGTGGATGCGTTCCTGTGCAAGGACCTCGCTGCCTGGAAGGCCTACCCGAACGCCGCTGGCGCCTGATAGCGGAGACCAGCCATGAAAGTGACGCACACCAAGATGGTCTTTTCCGGCGGCTCCCGCGTTCCTGCCGGCACGCCCTTCGAGGTGGCCGACGACGCGGTGCTGGAGCCCGGCATGGTCAAGGTGGAAGACGAGGCGCCAACCGCCAAGGTCAAGGCCGCCAAGTCCGAGCCAACCGCCAAGGTCAAGGTGGAAGGCAAAGAGCCAGACACCATGGCCGCGATGACCAAGCTCCAGGCCGAGGCCGACAAGAAGGCCGACCCAGCCCGGGGCTGATCCACAGCCCAGGCCGACAAGGGGCTGCGCTCTCACGGGTGCAGCCCCTTTTTTCATAGCGAGGACCACATGGCTTCAGAAGTCCAAATCTGCAACCTGGCACTGGCACACAACGGCGACAGCGCCACCGTGACCAGCATCAACCCACCCGAGGGGAGCGCACAGGCCGAACACTGCGCGCGCTTCTATCCCATCGCACGCGACACGGTTCTTGAAGACCCGAAGGCTTCATGGAAGTTTGCGACCAAGCGCAAGACCCTGGCGCAGATCAGCTACGACACGACCACCAAGTGGGCCTACGCCTACGCCCTTCCATCCGATCAGCTGCGCATCGTCGCTGTCACCCATCCCGATGCTGTGGACGACGAGATCGACGACGGCAGCATGCGCTCCGGTGAGCAGTACGAGATGGAATCTCTGGCAACCGGCCAGGTGGTGATCCGCTGCAACGTCGAGCTGGCCGAGGTCAAGTACATCTACCGCGTGACCGACCCATCCAAGTTCTCCAACCTGTTCACGCTGGCCGTGAGCTGGCGCCTCGCCGGAATGTTGGCCGGCCCGCTGATCAAGGGTGACGCCGGGCGCAATGCGGCACAGTTCTGCGAAAGCATGGCGCTGCAGTGGATCGGCAAGGCCAGCCTGGCGGATGCTGGACAGAGCCACGACGAGAAGGGCCCGTCCAGCATCGGCTACATGCCCTACCACCTGCAAAACCGATAAGGAGACAGCATGTCTGACGCACGGACCTTTTCACGGTCGTTTGCCGGTGGCGAGGTGACGCCCGAGTTCTGGGGCCGCATCGATGACATCAAGTACCAGACCGGCCTGGCCAAGTGCCGGAACATGATCGTGCTGCCGCACGGTCCCATCACCAACCGGGCCGGGTTCGGGTTCGTGCGCGAGGTCAAGACCAGCGCCAAGAAGACCCGCGTGATCCCGTTCTCGTTCTCGGTCACGCAGACCATGGTGCTGGAGTTCGGCGAGGGCTATGTGCGCTTCCACACGAACGGTGCCACTCTGTTGGCTGGCACGCCTGACGCTTACCTCGCCACCAAGACCGTAACCGCGGTTGACACCGGCACCGAGACCCTGACCAGCGTTGCCCACGGCTACGCCGACACCACACCGGTTCGCTTCGAAAGCACGACCACGCTTCCGCCCCCGCTGGTTGCAGACGCCACCTACTACGTGGTCAGCGCTGCGGCCGACACGTTGAAGGTTGCCGCCACGTCTGGCGGTGCTGCCATCGACCTTACCGGGGCAGGGTCCGGGACCATCACGTTCGGCCGCTACTACGAGGCCGGCGACCTGGTGGCCAGCGGTGGGACGAACTATTACTGCACCGTCGCACACGCCCAGGAGACACCACCGAACGCATCGTTCTGGTACGCCTTGCCCAGCACCATCTACGAGATTCCGACGACCTACACCGAGTCGCAGCTGTTCGACATCCACTTCGTGCAGTCGGCCGACGTGTTGACCCTGGTGCACCCTGATCACCCTCCGCGCGAGCTGCGCCGGCTGGGTTCTACCAAGTGGGTTCTGGCGACTATCGCGTTCGCCCCGGACATAGACCCGCCAACGGGTGCACCGACTGTCACAGCCACGCGCGCGGCAAGTCCTACCGATCTGCAGCACTACAAATACAAGATCACCGCGGTGAAGGAGAGCGAAGAATCGCTCGGCGGGACCGAGGGCCAGACCAACATCACGAACAACCTGCTGCAGACAGGCGCGTCCAACGCGATTGTGTGGACCGCCGTCACCGGAGCGACCCGCTACTACGTCTACCGCCAGGACAACGGCCTGTTCGGGTACGTTGGGCAGACCGACGAGCTGACGTTCAAGGACGACGGCATCACGCCAGACCTGAGCCGGACGCCGCCGCTGTTGCGTGACCCGTTCGTCTCCGCCAACAACTACCCGGCGGCCGTGGCCTACCACCTGCAGCGGCGCATCTTTGCGGGCACCAACACGCAGCCGCAAAACATCTGGGCGACACGGACCGGCACCGAGAAGAACCTGACCTACTCGCTCCCGGCGCGCGAGGACGACAGCCTGTCTTACAAGATCGCCGCGCGCGAGGTGAATTCCATCCGCCACATCGTCCCGCTGCAGGACATGGTGCTTCTGACCAACTCGGCAGAGTGGCGCGTCGAGACCGAGGGCGGGATCACCACCAAGGCTTCGCCGCAGTCCTATGTGGGGTCGAACAACGTGCAGCCGCTGCTGGTGAACAACTCGATCCTGTACGCGGCCGCGCGCGGCGGGCACGTCCGGGAAATGGGCTTCAACAACGACGCGGGCGGATACATCACGGGCGACCTGTCGCTGCGGGCGCCCCACCTGTTCGATCAGAAGTCCATCGTTGACATGGCCTATTCGAAGGCGCCGATCCCGATCTGCTGGTTCGTGTCCAGCTCTGGAACGCTGATCGGCCTGACCTACATCCCGGAGCAGCAGATCGGCGCCTGGCATCGGCACGACACCCAGGACGGTCTGTTCGAATCCATCGTCGTGGTGGCAGAGGGCGAGGAAGACGTTCTCTACGCCGTGATCAAGCGGACCATCGGAGGGGTGGACAAGCGCTACATCGAGCGCCTGCACACCAGGTCGTTCGGCGACCCTGACGATGAGCTTGACTTGGTGCAAGAGGAAGCGTTCTTCGTAGATTCAGGCCTGACCTACGAGGGTGCCCCTACTGACGTGGTCATCAACCTTGGTCACTTGGAGGGAATGGAGGTGTCGATCCTGGTCGACGGCGCTGTCCACCCACGCAGGACGGTGACGGGAGGCCAGATCACATTGGATGTTGAGGGCTCTTTGATCCACATAGGTCTCCGTATCCTGGCCGACGTCCAGACGCTGCCGGTGGCCATCGAACTGCGCAGCGGTGGCTTCGCCCAGGGCCGCGTGAAGAACGTGAACAAGGTCTGGCTGCGCGTGTACCGCTCGTCTGGCATCTTCACCGGGCCGTCGCTGGACATGCTGGTCGAGGCCAAGCAGCGCACCACCGAGCCGTGGGGTTCCCCGCCCAGGCTCAAGACCGAGGAGGTCGAGGTGGTGAACAAAGCGGCGTGGACCGACAGCGCGTCGGTGTACATCCGTCAGGCCGACCCGCTGCCGCTCACCATCTCGTCGATCTCGCTCGAAGTCGCCATCGGCGGGTGATCGGTGCGCGTCACCGAGGCCAAGAACCACATGATCGGAGCCCACAATGATCACTTACTCCAGCAGCTACAACGCGGCCAACACGCTCGACCTCCGGGACGCTGCGAACTACGGCAACTACGGTTCAGGAGCGGCGAAGTCCAGCATGGGCAGCTACGGCATGTACGCCGGCGCCATCAGCAGCACGGTGCTTGGGATTCAGGACTCCATCAACAGCTCAAAGCTGGCCAAGATGCAGTACCAGCTGAGCGCTCGACAGCACAGTTTTGCCCTGGAGCAAAACACCTGGCAGAACGGAATGATCGATCTGCAGCGCAAGTCGATTGGCATCCAGGGCGAGCAAGCCCGGATGGCCGGCCGGTCTGCGATGGTCGAAGCCAAGCTGCACGAGGCTCTCGCACGCATCAACGCCCGGCTGGCTGAGAGCGCGGCACAGGGGGCGCTGCATTCCGGCCAGCGTCAGGAGCAGGCCAAGCGACTGGAGACCGCGGCGTTCAAGGCCAAACAGCGTGTGTCCATCGCCGCCAACGGCATCGACCTGTCCAGCGAGACCGCGGTGGGTGTTCTGACCAGCACCGACATGATCGGCGAGATCGACGCCAACACCATCAGCGCCAACGCCATCCGGGCCGCGTGGGGCTACCGCACCGAGGGGGTGAACAGCATGACGGCGGGCTTGATGGCCGGCGCCAACGGGCGCATGTCAGCGGCCAACGCGAACGCCAACGCCGCGGCCATCGAAAGCGGCAAGCCTTCCTACGTGACCGCCCCTCTGGCCAGTGCCCCATTCAAGCCGGCCGGGTCCAGTCAGGGGATCAGCAACGCCTTGCTGAGAGGTGCGACCCAGGTCGCCGCCACCTACTACCAATACAACCGGGGCCGATAAGATGCCAACCGTCCCACTCGTCAACTCGCCCAGCGTTTCCCCGACCACCACGTCAGGCGCGCGCTACTCGGCGCCCGGGCTGGTGAAGCCTGACGCACCAAACGGTGCCCGCTTCAACACCCGGCCGCAGGAAGTCCAGGTCGACACGCGCCAGCTCATGGCCGACGCCAACCGGCCCAACCCGATGCGCGAGAGCCTGAGCAGGCTCAGCGACATCGCCATGAAGGTGCAGCTGGATGCCGAGGAGCAGGCCAACCAGGTGCGGGTTAATGAGGCCCTGAATCAGGCGGTGCAGTCGCGGCTGGCGCTGACCTACGACCCTGAGCAGGGCTATGTGCACCTCCAGGGCAAGGCCGCACTGGACCGCCCGGACAAGAAGTCGCTCAGCGTCGAATACGGCGAGAAGTACCAGGAGACGCTGAGCAGCATCGCCGCCGGCCTGGGCAACGACAAGCAGCGCGCCATCTTCATGGAGAAGGCCGGAGCCCTGTCCACCCAGTTCCAGGGTGGGCTGATGGAGCACACCGCGAAGGAGTTCTCCAACCACTCGCTGAGCGTGCAGTCCGGGACGATCGCCACGAACATCGGTCAGATGGGCCTGATGTTCGGCGACCCGGATGCGCTGGCCCAGTCGGTCAGTGCGATCAAGGCCGCGACCGCCGAGGAAGGAAGGCTGCGCGGCTGGTCTGGGTCGGAGGTCGAGGCGACCACGATCAAGAACCTGAGCATGGGCCACGCCACCGTGATCAAGTCGGCCATCGATGCCGACATGCACGAGTTCGCCGATGAGTACTTCAAGATCCACAAGGGCGAGCTCAGCAACGAGGCCCGGCTGACCGTCACCAAGCTGGTCGACGAAGGCGTGATGGAGGCCAAGGTGCAGCGCGTGAGCGACGGCCTGCTGGACAAATACGGCGCCGACACCTCGGCCGCCATGTCCGAAATCCGCGAGAAGTACCAAGGCAAGGAACGTGCCGAGATCGAAACCCGCGTGATCGCCCGGGTGAAGCAGGAGCGCGACTTCCTCAAGCAGCGCCAGGACGACGTCATGACCCAGGCGTGGACCACGCTGCAGAGCGGCGGCAAGCTGTCGCCTTCTGTTCTTGCACAGATGCACCCCGAGGACCGGGAGAAGCTGCGCAAGTACCAGCGCAGCCGGGCCGAGGAAGGCAACGTCGCGCGCAAGACCAACATCGCCGCATGGCTGGCTTTCGCCGACACGCCGCCGGCAGAACTGGCCAAGATGACGGCGGGGGACCTGCTGCGCAACTACGGCAACCACATGAGCGACTCCGACCTGAAGTCCGCCCAGGGCAAGATCGTCGCCGCGCGCGCCGCGGTGGAGAAGGGCGACCATTCCGGCCTGCAGCTGTTCACCGTGCAGGACGCGGTGAAGACCGGAGCCCGCGACCTCGGAATCATCCCGAAGACCGGCAGCAAGCTGAGCGACTCCCAGCAGGAAGCGCTCGACACCTTCAAGCACAAGATCCAGGACAAGGTCAACAACTGGGAGGCCCAGAACCCGGGCAAGCGCGCCAGCAACGAGCTGATCGGAGAGATCGTCCAGAAGGAGAAGGTCAACGTCGCCCGGGTTCGTGGGTTCTTCCGGGACGAGACAAAGCCTGTCATCACCATGGACGACGACGACCTGGGCAAAGCCTACGTCACGGTCCGCGCGGCCGACGGCAAGGGCATCGACAAGGTGCCGCTGGCATCTGTCCCGGCCTCCTACCGCATGGACGCCATCCAGCGGCGCAAGGCCCGCGGCCTCCCCGTCACCGAATCCGCAATCGCCCAGATGTGGGTGGCAGACGGCAAACCGAAGAACTGACACATGAACCCTTCAGACATCCTGCTTGACGAGGAAGAGCGCGGCCAGAAGCAGGGAGGCATGGTCGTTGACATGCCGAGCGCGCGCCGCAACAGCGACATGGTGCTGGATCAGGAGGTCGAGCAGCAGACCACGCGCCTGACCTCCACGCTGGACATGGCGCTTCCTCGGAACCCGGACAAGGCTGCAGAGGCCAAGGGTCTGGCCGAGCGCTTCCGCATGGACATCGACACCGCGGCGGCCAAGCAGGACGAGCTGGCCCGGATCGCGCGGCAGCAGGACATCACCCGGATGGTCGCCGACTCGCCGGTTCTCGCCCGTCAACTGTCCGACCTGAACTTCGCCGAGCTGGCCCACGACAACGTCGAGAACATGGGCGCCATCGAGCGCACCATCCGGGGGCTCGGCCCGGCCGCCATGTCTGGCCTGCTGGGCGCAAGCTCCGGGGTCGTTGGCATGGTTCAGGCGCCCGTCGATCTTCTGGCGCCCATCATGGACCCGCTGGCCGGCACCATCCTCCCGGAAAACCCGCTGCGCCGCGTGTCGTCTGGCCTGTCCGACTACCGGCAATCGATCGATGCGAGCTCCAAGGCGTGGATGCCAAAGGGTGAAAGCACGGTCGAGCGCGGGATTTACTCGGGTGTCGGCTCGCTGGCAAGGAACATGGCCGCGCTTCCGCTGGCGCTGGCTCCGGGCGGTCAAGGCGCCGCGCTCACCGGCATGACGGCGCCCGTGTTCGGGCAGGAATACGGCCAGGCGCGCGACAAGGGGATTGCACCGGTGCAGGCAGCGACCTACGGCGCATCGCAGGCGGCCATCGAGTACGCGACCGAGAAAATCCCCGTGTCCCGCCTGATCGGCGACCTGTCGGCAAACACCGGGCTGGGAAAGATGCTGCTGCGCCAGGCTGCGGCAGAAGTCCCCGGAGAGCAGGTGGCCACGGTGCTTCAGGACCTGAACGAGTGGGCGGTGCTAAAGCCAGAAGCCACGTTCGCCGATTACCTAAAGGAGCGTCCCGGCGCAGCGGCTGAAACCCTGATCGCCACCCTGGTCGGTGTCGGCGGGCAGACCACGATCATGAAGGGAATCGACAGCGCCATCAACAGGTCAGAGCGCAAAGCTCAGCAGGCTGTGGAGGCCGAATACAAGGCAAACACGTTCGCCCAACTGTCCGATCTGGCCAAGGCGGACAAGGTTCTGCAGCGCGAACCAAAGAGCTTCCAGGCTTTCGTGAAGGAGGCCGCTGCCGAAGGCGAGGTGACCGACGTCTACATTGATGGGCGCGTGCTCAACCAGATGGCGCAGGATCTCGGCGTCCAGATGGACAAAATGCCGCAGGTCATACAGGACCAGCTGGAGAACGCGGTTCTCACCGGCAATGACGTCGTGATCCCGGTCGATGTCTACGCCGCCGAGATCGCTCCCACCGAGTACGCCCAGCCGCTGCTGGACCACCTGAAGTTCAACCCGCGGGACATGAGCAAGGCCGAGGCCACGGTGTTCATGCAGGAGCGGGCCCAGGAGCTGCAGGACGAGGTCGATGTCGTGATGGCACAGTCCCAGAACGCCGAGGTCTACCAGGCCAGCGCCGAGGCCGTGAAGGGCTACTTCGCCCAGCAACTTGACGCCACCGGCCGGTTCCGCCCCGAGGTCAATGCCGCCTACAGCACGCTGCTGTCCAACTTCTACGCCGTGACCGCGGCAAAGTTGAGCCTGACCCCGGAACAGCTGCTGCAGAAATACCCGATACAGATCCAGGCCGAAGGCGTTGGAAAGCCTGTCGGCGGCACACTGATGAATCAGGACGGCCAGAGCGTGAGCCAGGGAGAGCCGGCAATTCCATCTGGCGAACTGGCCGACTCCCTGCCAGGAACTGATGGCAGCAATGTCACAGACCCGGCCATCATGCCGGCCGAGAATGTCGGGCAGACGGTCGATCCAATCAATGAGCAGGCGGCCATCAACACGCCGCGCCGGGATTTTCTTGAGCAGTTTGGCGCTATGCGCATCCTGAACAAGGACCAGAAGAACCCGCGCGCGCAGATCGCCATCGGGGCGGACATCACTCAGACCCAGAGCGTGATCACGCTGTTCAAGACGGCCGATCTGTCATCGCTTTTGCATGAAGCCGGCCACTTCTTCCTTGAGGTCCAGATCGACATGGCCGTGCGTATTGCGCAAGGGGCCCAGACCTTCGGCGCGGACACGAACAACGAGCAGGAACAGCGCCTGCTGGAGGACACCAACGGCCTGATGAAGTGGTTCGGCCTGGAATCCATAGACCAGTGGTACAACCTGCGCCCGGATCAGCGTGAGTCCTACCACGAGAAGTTCGCCCGCGGCTTCGAGGCTTACCTGTTCGAAGGAAACGCACCGGGCGTCGAGATTCAGTCGCTGTTCCAGCGCTTTCGCTCATGGATGATCTCGATCTACCGCGACATCAAGGCGCTGAACGTCGAGCTCAACGACGAGGTGCGCAGCGTGATGGACCGCATGCTGGCCACCGAGGAGCAGATCGAGATTGCCAAGGCCGCGCGCTCCATGCGCCCGCTGTTCGAATCCGCCCAGCAGGCCGGCATGAGCGAACAGGAGTTCGCCGCCTACCAGGAGCTTGGTTCTTACTCCACCGAGACGGCTATCGAGAAGTTGCAGGCCAGCGCGCTGCGCGACATGGCCTACACCAGAAACGCGCGCGGTCGTGAGATCAAGAAACTGCAGAAGGCGGCGGCCGTTGAGCGATCGAACCTGCGTATCGAAGTCGCCAAAGATGTCATGAGCCGGCCGATCTACCAGGCCTGGCAGTGGCTGACCGGAGCAGCACAGGAAGGGCAGGAGGCTGGCTCCAACAAGCTTTTCCTGAACCCGGCAAACCCGGAGATCTCGCCCGCCGATGCCGAGTCGCTGAAGAAGCGCCGCATGGTGTCCAAGAACGGCATGGAGCCAGACCTGGCCGTGGACATGATCCCGGGCCTCAACGGTCAGTTCAAGACCGGCGGCGAACTGGTGCGTGCGCTGGTGGCGGCAGAGCCGCCGAATCAGGTCATCGAGGCCATGGTCGACAAGGCCATGCTGGAGTTGCGCGGCGAGCTGGCCACGCCGGAAGCCATCGAGCAGGCGGCAGACCGGGCTATTTACAACGACGCCCGCGCCCGATTCATTGCGTCCGAGCTGAACGCCATCCGCCAGGCCACCGGCAAGCCGAAGATCCTGAACGCGGCCGCGCGCGACTTCGCAACTCGCATGATCGACTCGCTGCAGATTGGAAACATCAAGCCGCACCTCTATTCAAACGCCGAAGCCAAGGCGGCCCGCGCGTCTGCGAAGGCGTTCAAGGCTGGAGACATCGAGGCCGCCGGTATCGAGAAGCGCAACCAGCTGGTGAACGCCTACGCCGCAAAGATCTCGGCAGATGCCCTGAACGAGGTGCAGCGCGACCTGAAGTTCTTCCGCAGCGTGGCCAAGTTCGGTAACAAGAAGCTGGTCACCAAAGGGGTTGATCCGGACGTTGCAAACGTGGCCAAGTTCCTGCTGGCCCAGTACGGCATCGGAGAGAGTGGTGGCGAGCGCGCCGCGAACTATCTGGAGATCCTGAAGACCAACAACCCAGAGATGTACGCAATCCTGCAGCCGACCATCGAAGCTGGGCTTCTGGGTGCCAAGCCGATGGACGAGATGACCATGGAAGAGTTCCGTGGCCTGACCGACGAGATCGGGGCCATCATGCACCTGGCCAAGAACAGCCGGATGATGGAAGTCGGCGGCAACCTGCTGGACCGCCAGGACATCGTCGACGAGCTGGATGCCAGGCTGGAGGAGATCGGTGTTCCGGATCAGATCCCGGGCGAGGCGTCGGCCATAACGCCGATGGAGTCCGCCGGGCAGAAGCTGCAGTATGCGGGGGCTCTGCTGCGCCGCGTCGAGCAGTGGGCCGAGGCGAAGGACGGTAAATTCGGCGGGCCGTTCCTGCGCTTCCTGTTCCAACCGGTGAAAGAGGCCGCCGACCGCTATCGCGCCGACCGCGCAGTGACGCGCCGCGCATACCTCGATCTGATCAAGACCATCGCCCCATCCATGAAGGCCGGCGTGATCGACGCACCTGAGCTGGGATACACATTCGGGCGCGGGCACAACGGCGTCGGCATGGCCGAGTTGCTGCACGCGGTGCTGCACACCGGCAACGACTCCAACAAGCGCAAGCTGCTGCTGGGCCGCGGGTGGGCAAAGGATCTCGGCGAAGGCCAGATGGACACGACCCAATGGGATGCGTTCATGGACCGCATGCACCGCACGGGCGTGATCGGCAAGCAGCACTACGACTTCGCCCAGGGCGTGTGGAACCTGCTCGACAGCATGAAGCCGCTGGCACAGAAGGCGCACCGCGACGTTTTTGGACGCTACTTCGAGGAGGTCACGGCCAACGAGTTCTCCACGCCGTTCGGGGTCTACCAGGGTGGCTATGTTCCTGCCCAGGCCGACCCGAGAATCGTGAAGGACGCCAGCCTGCGCGAGTTGTCGGAGCAGGAAAACCAGAACATGGCCTACTCCTTCCCGACGACCAGCAAGGGGTTCACCAAGTCGCGCGTCGAATACAACCGCCCGCTGAAGCTGGACCTGCGCAGCCTTACCCAGCACATCGACAAGGTGCTGCTGTTCGCCCACATGGAGCCGGTGGTGCGCAACGTGAACCGCGTCATCACGGACAAGAGCCTGAGCACCAAGCTCGCGCGCGTCGACCCGGCGGCCATTGACGGCATGCTGGTGCCATGGATCAAACGCGCGGCATCGCAGCAGGTGGAGACGCCCATCGTCGGGGACGGCAGCCTGTCAAGAATCCTGTCGACCATCCGCTCGCGCTCTGGCATGGCGCTGATGTTCGGCAATATCTCCAACACCATCCAGCAGATCACCGGTCTCCCAGGTGCAGCAGTGAAGGTCAAGCCGAGCCTGCTGATGAAGGCCACTGCCAACTACATGGCGAGCCCTCGCAAGATGGCCAAGCAGGTGTCCGAAGCGTCGATCTTCATGCAGAACCGAATGGAGAACGAGATCTCGGCGATCCAGAATCAGATGTCCGACATCCTGCTGGACCCGAGCCTCTACGAGCGTGGGCAGGCCTGGACCATGAAGCACGGGTACTTCCTGCAGTCGGCCATGGACAACGTGGTTGGGCCCATCGTCTGGACCGGCGCCTACAACCAGGCTATCGAAGAAGGGCAGTCGAACGACGACGCGGTGCGCTTCGCGGATGGCGTGATCCGCCAGACCCAGGGGTCAACCCTGCCAGAGGACGTGAGCCGCATCGAGACAGGGCCCGCCTACGGCCGCCTGTTCACGCAGTTCATCGGCTACTTCAACATGCTGGCGAACACCAACGCCACCGAGCTGAAGAAGGTCGCAGACGGGGTGGGTCTTCGCAAAGGGGCAGGGCGCGCGCTCGGCATCGTGTTCTTCGGAATGCTCGCTCCCGCGTGGATTGCCGAGGCCATAGCCATCGCCATGCGCGGCGGGCCCGGGGACGATGACGACGACGGCTGGTATCTGGACGACTGGCTGTCCGAGGTGCTGCTGCTGGGATCGGCCAAGTTCGCCCTGGCCGGCATCCCGTTCGTTGGGCAGTTCGCAAACGCCGGCATCAGCCGTTTCAACGGTAACCCGATGGACGACCGCGTGAGCCTGTCGCCTGGAGTCAGCCTGCTTGAAGGGTCTGTTGGTGCTCCGTACTCGGTCTATCAGGCGCTGGTAAACGACGGCAACAAGGCGCGCGCAGTGAAGGATGTCGGGACAGCGGTGTCGATCATGACCGGCTTGCCTCTGTATTGGGCCGCGCGCCCGTTGAGCTATCTGGTCGGCGTGCAGGACGGCCGCATCGAGCCGACCGGCGTGGTCGACTTCAGCCGTGGGATGTTGACAGGCACCGCCAGCCCAGAGAGCAAGGAGTAGGTGCGCGTGTGAACTCCGGCCAGCGATAGCCTACCGGCCATCATTCTGGAGATCACGCAATGCCCATTTCTTCAACCAACCGAAAGGCGGGTCCGTTCCATGGTGATGGGATCGTTGATACCCTGCCTTTCGAGTTCAAGGTGTTCAACGACACCGAGCTGTTGGTGATCAAGGCCGACGCGCTGGGCGCTGAGTCGACTCTTGTTCTGACCACCGACTACACCGTCACGCTGAACTCTGACCAGGAGGTTGACCCCGGCGGCGAGGTGGTGCTTGTCGCGCCCCTGCCGTTGCTCGAAAGCGTTGTCGTCACCAGCGATCTTCCAGAGCTTCAACCCATCGACATCACCAACCAGGGCGGGTTTTACCCGGCGGTGATGAACCAGGCGCTGGACCGCTTGACCATCCTGACGCAGCAGCTGCGCGTGGACGTAGGGCGGTCTGCGAAGCTGCCCATTACCCGCACCGAGGACGCTGATGCGCTGCTGGCAGACGTGGTTCTGCTGGCCGACAACATCGCCAGCGTGCTGACGGTGGGAGGATCGATCGGTTCTGTGAACGCCGTTGCTGCCGTTGCCGCCGATGTGGCTGCTGTGGCCGCCGCCCTTGACGACATCGCTGCAGCCCTTGCTGATCTCCCGTCCCTGGCGGCCAAGGTGAGCAAAGCCGGCGACACGATGACGGGGCACCTCGTTGCCATCGCTGGCGCCACAGGATCACAAGTCCCCCGACGCTCCGAAGTCGTCGGTAGCACGGGTGACGAAACCATCGCCGGGATAAAGACCTTCAGCAGCGCGCCGGTTGTCCCGGCCAGCGCGACCGGGTCTCATGCTGTGCGGGCGGACGAGACGGTGCGCAACGTGGGCGGCGCCGCACGGTTCCCGACGTGGACCACGGCAGGCCGTCCGGCGACACCGGCCGATGGCGACACCGGGAAAAACACCGATCTTGACTGCAACGAAACATGGAGCGCAGCGTACTCGGCCTGGATTCAGGAAGGGCTGCAGAGCGGGGCCGAAGCGGCACTCGCGGGCACAGCCTTCGACTTCACAGGCATACCGGCGTGGGCCGCGCAGGCGACGCTGGAGTTCTATGGCCTGAGCACGAACGGCACGTCTGAGCCCTTGTTCCAGCTCATCACCAGCGCTGCTGTCACGTCGGGCTACGCGGCGGCATCGACCGGAACCTCAGGCACAGCTTCATCTAGCCGGTCCAGTTCCGCTGGCGTGCAGCTTACGAGCACTGCAGCGGCCAACGTCCTCCACGGCAAGCTGGAGCTGAAGCGCTCCAAGGCATCCGCCTTCCGTTGGTGGATCAGTGGGGAAGTGCAGGTTGTTGGGCAGGTCGGAACCATGACGCTCTCCGGTTTCATCGATCTCGGTGCGGACGTGCTCACCGGAGTTCGCGCGACCACCACGGGCGGCGCAAACACCTTCGACGCCGGGACTGGCGTGCTGTCTTGGAGGGCTTGATGCGATACGTACACGACGCCATCACCGGCAAACGCACAGAGTTGCCCGACCTGCCGCCAGTCGAAAGGGCGCCCGCCGAGGTGCAGGCCGAGTACATCGCCAAGCTGGACGAGCACATCGACTCTGCTGCGCGAGCCCGCGGCTATGACAACCGCGTCACCTGTGCTATGCGCGCCGGGTACGCCGGCCCGTACCAAGCCGAGTGCCTTGCGTTCGCGCAGTGGATGGATGACTGCTACCAGCGAGGCACGAAGGCGCTGGCCGCCGTGCTGGCAGGAAAGCGCCAAATGCCGACGCCTGAGGCGTTCTTTGCCGAACTGCCGGAGATGGTGTGGCCGGAGGCTGTGCAGTGAACGAAGACCCGAACGCCTTCTATGCCTTCCTGAGCGCAGTTGGCGCATTCATTCTCAAGATCGTTCAGAGCCACTTCTTCATTGGTCTTCTGGGCGCCATCGTGTCCCTGCGCGGAGTGCCGGGATCGACGTGGAAGGCCCGCTACTTCAATGTGTTCTGCGGCATGGTCATCGCCGGGGCTTGCACGGCCGGGCTCTCGGAGTGGATGAGCCTCAAATCTGAGGGCGCCATCGGGGCGATGGCTTTCGCGCTTGGCTTGTTCGGCCTGAACCTCGTGGATGTCCTGCGCGAGCGCGCCGTGGAAATGATCCGCACCGTCAAGCTCTCTGACTTCATCCCATGGAAGAAGGGGGACTGACCATGCTGACACCAACGATGCAGATGATCAGCGTGCTTTCAAGCATGTTCGTGGTCGCGGTGCTGGTGACGGTGATCCTTCGCCACGACATCAAGGAGGGCGTGATCATCAAGATCGGCCTCATCTTCACATGCATGTCGCTGCTGGCCAGCCTGTTCCTGTCGATGCAGGACCACGCGCCCGCACAGGGCTGGGTCAACGCCGGCCTGTCGCTCCGGGTTGGCCTGGCCATCACCTGCGCCGGCATAGTCTGGCGCGCCCATTTGTTGGGCAACCTGCGCCGCAGCCGTGATGGATGCAAGGGACCGGCGCGGATCGTTGACGACATGGCCGACATGCTGAAAAGCGACTGGGCCGACTTGGACGACAAGCCATGAGCACACCAACCAGCTTTGACGAATGCTTCCGCGTGCTGCTTGGCACCGAGGGCGGCTATGTTGACCACCCGGCAGACCCGGGTGGGGCAACCCGCTGGGGAGTCACGGAGCGCGTGGCGCGCGCGGCCGGCTACGTCGGCGACATGCGCGAGTTCCCGGAGTCCGAGGCCAAACGGGTCTACCACGCAAGCTACTGGTCACCGCTGCGCGCCGATGAACTTCCGCCTGCCCTGCGCCATGCCTGCTTCGACGCTGCCGTCAACAGCGGGGTGGTGCAGTCCGCCAAGTGGCTGCAGCGCGCCATCGGCGCCAAGGACGACGGCGTGATCGGATCGCAGACCATCATGATGGCGCGCGCATCGACGCCTGATTTCGTGCTGCGCCGGATGCTGTCGCAGCGCCTGCGCTTCATGACCGACCTGAAGACCTGGCCACACTTCTCGCGCGGCTGGGCGCGGCGCATCGCCGACATGCTGGAGGGCTGACATGACCGATGAACTTCAAGTCGTCCGCTACAGGTCAGGTTATCGCTACGTGCTTGATGAGCAGTACGAACAGTACGTGGCAAGCGCCGGAATCTTCCCCGTCGAACCCGGTGGCAATGAGTTTGTACAGCTCACCATTGACGGCCGGCTGATCATGCGCCGCTGGTATGCATGGGACGGCGCCAGCGGCCCGGCTTACAACGACAAAGCGTTCGTTCGGCCCTCGCTCACACACGATGGCCTGTGCCAGCTCTGGCAGCTTGGAATCGTTGACGATGCCGGGCGTGCTGCCGCAGACAAGCTGCTGGGCAAGATGCTGCGCCACGACATGCAGATCGTCGCCGCGCGCATGCCGTGGGTGACCCGAAAAGCATTCACCGCGCTGTCCTACGTCCGCCCGCTCTGGGTGGTGCGCGGCGTCAGTTGGTACAGCGAGCACATCGCGAACAAAGACCCGGGCGAAGTCCTGACCGCGCCATGA